AGCTCCTCAAGGTCGCGAGCGAGGCGCTGGAGTCGGCCCCGGTCGAGACCCCGCAGCCCGCGCCGGTCAGCCTGGGCGAGATGTTCACGCGCTCGGCCGCCTACAAGGGCTACAAGGGCGGCGAGGGCCCGGTGGCGCGGCTGGACGTGTCCATCCGGGACATCCTGCGTCAGGCGACCCTGATGCAGACGAGCGCCGGTTGGCCGCCGGAGTCCACGCGCATCGGTCGCATCGCGGAGTACCCGCTGCAGCCGCCGCGGGTCGCGGACTTCCTCCCGGTCTTCCCGACGGCGCAGGCCGCGATCAAGTACATGGCCGAGGGTGCGCCGACGCAGGCCGCGGCCGAGACGGCGGAGGCGGGCTCCTACCCCGAGGCGGCCCTGTCGCTCACCGAGCAGACCTCGAGCGTTCGCAAGATCGCGGTCTTCATCCCGGTGACCGACGAGCAGCTCGAGGACGAGCCGCAGGTCCGCAGCTACGTCGACGCGCGGCTGCGCCTGTTCCTCGCCAACCGGCTCGACGGCCAGATCCTCGGCGGGAACGGGACGGCGCCGAACCTCCTCGGCACCGCGAACGTGTCGGGGATCATCTCGCAGACGCAGGGCAGCGACACCCTGCTCGACGCCATCTACAAGGCCATGCGGCAGGTTAGGGACACCGGCTTCGCCGAGCCGGGCGTGGTGTTCCTCAAGCCGGCGGACTGGGAGACCATCCGCCTGGCCAAGACCGCGGACGGCGTCTACCTGTACGGCTCGCCGGCCGACGCCGGGCCCGAGCGGGTCTGGGGCGTGCCGGTCGTGCAGACCACGCGGATGCCCGCGGGCGTCACGGCCATCACCGGTGACTACGCGTCCCACGCGGCGCTGTTCGAGCGGCGCGGCATCGACGTGCAGCTCACCAACGCGCACTCGACGTTCTTCACCGAGGGCAAGGTGGCCATCCGCGCCGACATGCGGGTGGCGCTGGTCCACTTCCGGCCCGCGGCCTTCGCGAAGGTCGTCTGAGGCGGTTAGCGGAGGGGCCGGGCGAACCCGGCCCCTCCCTCCCCGCACCACAAGGAGGGAACCATGCCTGTCTTCAGCTCCGGCCTGCGTCGCCACCTGCGGCGAGAGGCCCTCACGCTCAAGGCCTCGGGCGTCGAGACCACGTCGACCACGGGGTCGGCCCTGGAGCTCGGCGACGCCCGTGCGCTCAGCTTCGTCGTGGCCGTCACCGCCGCCTCGGGCACCTCGCCGACGCTCTCGGTGGTCATCGAGGGTTCGGACGACGGCACGAACTGGCACACGCTGGCCACAGTGGGCTCCAACGGCTACGCGGTCGGTTCGGTCGGGACGGCGCCCTCGAACTTCACCGGCGCCGCCACCGTGAGGGGCACGTGCATGGCCGCGCGGTACGTCCGGTACCGCAGCGTGATCGGCGGCACCTCGCCGTCGTTCACCTACTCCGTCACGGGCTCGGCGGCATGAAGGCCGAGACGAACCTCGTCATCACGCGGGACGGCCGCGTCGTGCCGGAGGGGACCGAGTCGGGGTTCCTCTGGCGTCTCGCCGGGGAGGAGATCTCCGACGAGGAGGCCGAGCGCTTCGGCCTCGCGCCGGAGGCCCGTCGCACGCGTAGGCGCAAGGAGTAGGGATGGCCTACACGACGCTCGCCGACCTCAAGACGCGGCTGCGCCTGGAGGATGCGGCGGATGATGCCAACCTCCAGGCCGCCATCGACGCCGCCGAGGAGATCATCGACGGCTGGTGCCGGCGCACGTTCGGCCAGACCGGGTCCGCCCCGCGTCGCTTCACGGCGCAGTCTCCCACCGTCGTCGTCATCGATGACGCGGTGAGCGTCACTCAGGTCAAGGTCGACCGCGACGGCGACGGGACGTTCGAGGAAACCGTCACCGGCTGGGAGCTCTGGCCGTACGACGCCGCCTCCTCCGGCCGCCCATACACCGAGCTCCGTCTCCTCGCCACCGCCTCCGGCACCTTCCCCGGCGGCGACGGTGCTGTCCAGGTGACCGGCATGTGGGGGTGGCCGGCGGTCCCGTCGGCCGTGAAGCTCGCCACGGAGATCCAGGCTGCCGTGCTCTGGCGTCAGGGGACGCAGGCGCCGTGGGGCGTGGCGGATGAGTCGCTCATGGGCACCGACGTCACGACCCGGTCGCGCTTCCTCGACCGCCAGGCCGTGCTCCTGCTCGCGCCGTACCGGCGGGTGGTGTTCGGATGACGACGCCGACCGAGCTCAGGGAAGCCATCGCCGACAAGCTCGCGACCATCCCTGGCCTCCGAGCCCTGCCGTACGTGCCGGCCACGCCAGCACCGCCGATGGCGGCCGTCGGACAGTGGACGGCGGAGTACGACACGACGCTCGCGCGCGGCTACGACACGTACCGCTTCACGGTGCGCCTGTTCGTCGCGCCGGTCTCCGACCGCGCCTCGCAGGAGCTCCTGGACTCGTTCTGCGCCTCCAGTGGGACGAACAGCGTCAAGGCCGCGCTGGAGGCCGACCAGACGCTCGGCGGGGTGGCCTCGACGTGTCGGGTGGTGCGCATCGGGCCAGCGCCTCTCGTGATCCCAGCGGGCAACCAGGAGTTCATCGGCGCAGACATCGACCTAGAGGTGATCGCACATGGCTAAGGCCGCCAAGAAGGCGTACCGCGTCCTCGTCGGCCTCTCCTGGGATGAGGAGCGGGCCGAACCGGGCGAGGTGCGTGAGGACATCCCGGCCAAGAGCATCTCCTGGCTGCTCGAGCAGGGCTGCATCGAGGAGGTGATCGAGGATGCCAGTGCTGGCTAACGGGCTCATCCTCCGCGGCGCCTCCTCGCTGCAGGCGGACCTGACGAGCATCCAGTGGTCCGCGAGCGTGGACCTGCAGGACGCGACGGACCTGGCGGACTCCGCGCGCTTCTTCATCCCCGGGCTCATCGGGAGCGAGCTCGCCATCGAGGGTTTCTACAACGGCGGCACGGGCGCCATCGACTCGCTCTTCTCGGGTGACCTCGGCGCGAGCGCCACCACTCCGCTCTCGGTGCTGCCCGGTGGAGGCTCGGTCGGCTCCCGAGCCTACGTCATGGCCGGGAGGCTGCAGACCTACGACGTGCGCACACCGTCGCCGGGCGAGATCGTCGGCTTCTCGGCGACCTGGACGAGCGAGCAGCGCATCGGCCACGGCATCGTGCTCGCCGACCTCGTCGCACGCACGACCTCCGGTAACGGAACGTCGCAGGACAACGGAGCGGCGACCTTGAACGGCGGCATCGCCAACCTGCACGTCACCGCCGCCTCGGGCACCTCGCCGACGCTCACCGCCAAGGTCCAGCACTCGGCAGACGGCTCGACCTGGGCCGACCTCATCACGTTCACGGCCCTCACCGGGACCGGGAGCGAGTCGAAGCCCGTCACCGGGACCGTGAACCGCTACGTCCGCGCCGCGTGGACCATCGGCGGCACCTCGCCGTCGTTCACCTTCGCCATCACCTTCGCGCGCTAAGCGCCTAGCTGTCCGGGAGGGACCATGCCTACCCTTGGTGTCAACGCCGTCTTCAAGCTGGACAACTCCGGCGGCTCGCTCGTCGACCTGTCGCAGTACGTGACCTCGGTGAGCGGCCTGCCCGGCGACGCCGACCTGCAGGACGTGACCACGTTCGGCTCGGCCGGCAAGAAGTGGCTGCCGGGCATCCGCAACGCCGAGATCTCCGTCGAGGGCATCTGGGACGCGACGGTGGACGCGCACTTCGCGGCCATCATCGGCTCGACGGCGACGCAGACCTTCGAGTACGGTCCCGAGGGCGGGACCGCTGGCAAGGTCAAGTACACCGGCGAGTGCCGCGTGGCGAGCTACACGACCTCCGGCGGGGTCGGCGAGCCGGTCGGCTTCTCGGCGACGCTGCGGGTCGACGGCGCCATCACGCGCACCACGTTCTGATGGCGGAGGCCTGGCAGGTCCGCATCGACGGCGTGCGCGAGCTCACGCGCGCGGTCGCTCGTATCCACCCCGAGTTCATCCGCGAGCTCCAGGACTACAACCGCAGGCTGGGCGAGCGCATCATCGCCGCCGCGATGCCGAAGCCGCTCAACGTCGGGGCTGGCAGGGGCGCGCTGCCGCGTCCATCGGCGTCGCGGAACGTCGTCAAGGTCATGGCCGGAGGTTCGTTCCGTCGCCTGCGCGTGCAGCAGTGGGGCCCGAAGTTCGTGCCGCGCGCGCAGCCTCGCCCGTTCCTCGCCGCGGCGGCCGCCGCCGAGATCCCGCGTGTGCAGGAGGACTACCTGCGGATGCTGCTCGGCATCGCGGCACGGTCTGGTCTGTCCGTGAGGAGGGGGATGTAGATGGCGCTTCCTGAGGACGTCGAGGTCGTGGTGAGCCCGGAGCTGCTCGGGGAGCTGACCTTCGGCGACCACGAGGACCTCGTCGCGATCGCCGGCTGGGAGGACTATCAGGCGTACGGCCGAGGAGAGCTTCGGCCCAAGATGCTCACGGCCATCGCCTACGTCCTCCTGCGGCGAAAGTACCCTGAGGTGACCGTGGAGGACGTCCGCGGCCTGAAGCTCACCGTCATCCGTCCAGGGGGTGACGTCCCAAACCCCACCGGGGCCGGCTCCTAGAGGAGCTGGCCCCGCTCATCCGTTTCTACCACCTCTCCGTCTCCGAGCTCCGGCGTCTGCGCATGTGGGAGGTCGAAGCCCTGGCGCGCGCCATGCCACGGGAGTGATCCATGCCGTCTTCCATCGCCGGTACCCTCGTCGTCCGCATCATCGGTGACACCCGCGAGTTCGAACGGACCTCGCGCACCCTTGGGCAGCGGCTCGAGGTGCTCAAGCGCGCCGCGTCTGCGGCCTTCGCCGCGTTCGCAGTGGACTCGGTACGCTCCGCGCTCCGGTTCGACCAGGCCTTCACCCGCATCGGTGCACTGACGAACACCTCGGCCGACTCGCTCGGCCAGCTCCGCGAGCAGGTGCTGGCGCTCTCGGGCGAGACGGCGAAGTCGCCGACCGAGCTCGCCGACGCGCTCTACTTCCTCAGCTCGGCGGGTCTGTCGGCAGCGCAGGTCACCGAGGCGCTCGACCGCACGGCGCGCGCTGCGGCTGTCGGGCTCGGCCAGAGCGCCGACATCGCGAAGATCGTCGTCAACGCCCTGAACGCGTACGCCGACTCGGGTCTCACGGCGACCGAGGTCACCGACACCCTGGTCGCTGCGGTCCGGGAGGGCACCGCCGAGCCGGAGGAGTTCGCGAGCGCGCTCGGCCGCATCCTGCCCATCGCGTCCAAGGCCGGTATCGAGTTCGACGAGCTCGTCGCGTCGCTCTCGTCGCTGTCGAACATCGGTCTGGACGTGAACGAGGGCGTCACGGCCATGCGCGGATTGCTGCAGGCCCTCGAGGCGCCCGGTACGCAGGCGGCGAAGACGATGGAGGCCGTGGGCATCTCGGCGGAGGAGATGCGGCGCGTCCTGGCCGACCGGGGCCTCCTGGCCGCCCTCCGCCTCCTGGAGCAGCGCACCGGCGGCAACATCGACGTCATGCGCAAGATCGTGCCGAACATCCGTGCGCTGACGGGTGCCTTCGGGCTCACCCAGCAGGAGGCTGCGAAGGTCGAGCAGCAGTTCCGCGCGGTGCAGGACGCGACCGGCTCGCTGGACAAGGCCTTCAAGGAGACGGCCCAGTCGGCGAGCTTCCAGGTCGCGAGGGCGCTGCAGGACATCCGCACCCAGGGTCAGGAGCTCGGCGCGACGGTGCTGCCGGCCCTCGCCGATGTGCTCGGGGTCGTCTCGGACCACTTCATGGAGGTCGCCGCGGCCTTCGCGATAATCTGGACGTGGCGCAAGCTGCAGAGCTTCTTCTTCGGTCTCGCCGCCTCGATGGAGGCGGCCAAGATCTCGGCAGGCGGGCTCGCGGTCGCGATGCGAGGGCTCGCTGGATCGATGGGCGGCCCCATCGGAGCCTTCGTTGCGCTCGTCGCCGCAGCGACGGCCTGGGGGCTGAAGGCTGACGAGGCCGACCGCAAGGTCAGCGAGCTCAACGAGAGCCTCTCGGGCCTGAAGTGGCAGGCAACGAGTACGAACCAGGCCATCCTCACGCTCGCCGATGGCACCGAGGTCTACCGGGGCGAGGCCGGCCGTGCGCGCGACATCCAGCGCGAGAACGCGCTCATGGCCGCCCGGTGGATCGCGGCGGCGAAGGCCTCGACCACGGCCACGGGCAAGGCGGCCGCCGCGTTCTCGGGCCTCGGCGACCAGGCCAAGGCCGCCAAGGGCGACCTGCACGTCTTCGCGCGGATGACGCAGGAGCAGTTCGACACCTGGCGGAAGCAGATCGGCGACGACCTGCGCGACGTGAGCGGACTGCTGGACCAGCTCGTGCAGGACGGCAAGGTCACGGCGCGCGAGCTCATCAAGTCCTTCACGCAGCAGGTGAACGCGCTGCGCGACTACAAGTCCAACTGGGAGACCGTCATCTCGCGAGGGCTGCCCGAGGAGTTCGCGCAGCAGATCGCGGAGATGGGCCTCAAGGGTGCAGCGATCCTCGATCGCCTCGCGAAGGTCAACGACCAGAAGTTCGACAAGATCGTGGCGAAGTGGCGCGCCTCGCAGTCCGCCGCGCGCGGGGTCCAGAACGCCATCGGCGGCATCAGCTCCGCGCTGTCGCGCCTGCCGACGTCTGTCGGGATCAGCATGAACATCACCCAGACGGGCAAGACCCCAGAGATGGCCGAGGGCGGCATCGTCACCCGTCCGACGCTCGCGCTCATCGGTGAGCGCGGACCCGAGGCCGTCGTCCCGCTCCGCGGTCGCCGGGCCCCTGTTCCCTCGCGCCTCGACGTCCGCCTCCACGTCGACCGCCGCCGCTTCACCGACCAGGTGGACGTCGCCTACTCGTTCGGAGGCAGCTGGTGAGCGGCGTCCGGCTCGTCCACCCGACCCTGCGCGGCTGCGTGCTGCTGGTGCCCGACCCCTCGCGGCCGCTCGCGGGCCGACACACCTGCCCCCTCTGCGCGGTGGAGCACCCGTGCAAGACCTACCACCTGCGTCTCGACGGCGAGGGAGCCGTCATCGTGTCCACCACCGTGTGGGAGCGGCTGCGGCACCTGGAGACGGGCCTGCGGGCCATGAACGGGGTGCGCCGCCCGCCCGCACTCATCATCGGCGGCGCGCGTGACCGCGCGCCTATCGTGCACGAAAGGAGCGGCTGATGGCCAACGCGCTGTTCAACGCATACCGCAACGTGGTGGTGCAGGGCACCGCACCGAACCTGTCGACCTCCACGGTGCGCGGGATCTTCGTCGACCACGCCGACGACATCCCCAACCCCGTCACGGACCAGTTCCTCAGCGACATCGCGGCCGCTGCGCGTGTCCCCTCGTCCGGTGCTCCCGCGCTCACGGGCAAGACGTTCGGCACCGTCGACGTCGGGGTCTTCGATGCCGACGACCTCACGTTCGCCGCGCTCACGGGCGATCAGGTCGAGTCGCTGGTGCTGTACGTGGACACCGGCACCGCCTCCACGTCCCGCCTGCTGGCCGTCTGGGACACCGCGTCGGGCCTGCCGCTGACGCCGAACGGCGGCGACGTCATCGTCCGCTGGGACGCCTCGGGCATCTACCGGTTCTAGCCATGCTGTGGTCCCCTGCTGGGCAGTTCACGGCGAGCGAGAAAAACGGTAGCAACCCGGCCAACGGCACGACCCTCACGGCGGGCTCCGCGAATGTCAAGGGCTCATGGACGCAGCTCATCGCCTCGACGCAGGCGGACGCGTACCTCGTGTCGGTTGCCCTGCGGGGCCCGTCCGTGAGCGCTCGGTACCTGCTCGACCTCGGCGTCGGCCCCTCCGGCCAGGAACAGGTCGTCGTGCCGAACCTCGCCTGGGCGGTGGGGACCGTGGAGGCCACCCCGTTGTATCCGCTCGCCCAACTGCCCATCCTCATCCCCGCCGGCTCACGGCTCGTTGCTCGTGTGCAGAGCAACAGCGGGAGTGCGGGCGTCGGCGTGTATGTGCAGCTCTTCCAGGCTCCCGCCTCCCCCGTTTGGGCGGCGAGCTCGTGCACGACCTACGGGGCTAACACGGCGACGACCGATGGCCTCAGCGTGACGCCTGGGGCGAACACATGGGGGAGCTGGACGGAGGTGGCCGCGTCTACGGGCATCATCAGAGCGCTGACGCTGACCATGTTGCCCTCAGGCATACAGAGGGTGATCGCATGGCAGTTCGGCGTGGGCGCATCGGGCAGCGAGACCCCCGTCTCTGGTCCCCTGCTGGTCACGGAGACCGGCACCTACGTGGCGACGTACCTGAGCGCCTACGTGCCCCTGTCCACGCCGGTTCCCTCGGGCAGCAGACTCTCCGTCCGCGGCTGGTCCACTGGCCCGGCTACCCGCTCGATCTGCGTCCATGCGCTCGCGTGAGGAGGTCACATGATCATCGAGCACGATTCCGGGACCCTGACCGCGACGGTCGGCACCGAGCACGTGCTGGGCACGGCCGACGATGCCACCGACGGCGTGTACCAGCTGGTCGTCGATGTCTCGGCCCTTCAGGCAGGTGACCGAGTCGAGTTCGCGCTCCGTGAGAAGGCCACCTCCTCCGGCACGAAGCGTCGGACCGTCATCGGTGCCGCGCTCGGTCCTGCCACCGACACCCTCTACGTCTCCGACTCGTTCCTCCTCCTCCACGGATGGGACTTCACGCTCACTCAGACGGCGGGGACGGGTCGGTCCTTCCCCTGGTCCATCCGTAGGGTGAGCTGATGCCGGTACGCTTCGGCCCGCTGCTCCAGGCGGCAGGCGGTCCGGTCGAGATCTCGCCGGAGCTCATCGACCACGCGGGCCAGCTCCTCGGCATCGAGGTCTCGCAGCAGACCTCGACCGCGGTCGATGCGCCACTCATCGAGCAGCTCGGAGAGGCCGCGGAGCCCTCGGTCGTCTCGCTCGTGACCCTGGTCCGGCTGGACGCGGCCGGCCAGGTCGCCGCCGTCGAGGTGCGCCCGGGCGTCTCGCCAGCCCTCATCGACCGGTCCGGCGTGCTGTTCGCCATCCAGGTCGATGCGCAGCAGGTGACGGTCGACCTGCCGCGGCTCGAGGACGCAGGGCTGGCCCTGCCGATCGCCGTGGCGGCGGTCTGCTCGCTCGCGCGCATCTCCTCGCCTGGTGCGAGCTTCGCGCCATCCGTCGACCGGCAGGAGCCGCCACCGCCGCCGCCCGTCACCTACGCCCTGGAGCTCCGCGACCTCGATGGGACGACCGTCGCGAGCGACGTGCCGTTCCACCGCGCGACCGTCACCTGGGACATCGACGGACCCGGCGCCATCGAGGTCACGCTCGCGCCAGCTAACCTCGGCAGCTCCCTCTGGCTTCCCGGACAGCGGCGCGTGGTGGTGCTCGCGGACGGCACGCCGGTGTGGCAGGGCTGGCTCCTGGACATGGAGCGCGACGGCAAACCCGGCGAGGTGACATGGACCGCACGCGGCCTCGGCCTCGCCAGCGTCCTGGACAAGCGGGTCGTGCACGGTGACTTCACCAAGACCGAGGTGGTCGCAACGACCATCGCGTGGCAACTCATCCAGCACGCGCAGTCGCAGACGGACGGGGACCACGGGTTCACGCTCGGCACCATCAGCGGGACGGCACCCGCGCGGACGAGGACCTACTGCGACGGGGACAACATCCGCGAGGCCATCGACGACCTCGCCTCCCGGGACCCAGGCGGGTTCGACTGGGAGATCGACGCGCAGGGACGGTTCAACGCGTGGGTGCCGCGGCGAGCGCAGGGCAAGCTCGCCATCACGATCACCGACGCGGACGTCATGGAGATGCGGGCCTCGAAGGATGTCTCCGAGCTCGCCTCCTACGTCACCGCTCTCGGCGACGACCCCGACGGCCCGTGTGGCCCGCCGCTCGTCACCCGTTCGGACTCGACCCTCGCCGCCAGCTACAAGCGCCGCGAGGTCCCCATCGACGTGGGAACGAACGACTCCGGCGAGCTGACGGAGGCCGCCGACCACGAGCTCGCCATCCGGCGGCGGGGAGGGCTGCAGCTGGAGGTCGTCGTCGAGCCGCGTGCTGATCCCAAGGGTCTGGCGGCGCTCGACATCGGGGATCGGGTCACAGCGGTGCTCGCCGCGGAGTTGGGCGGTCCCCAGGTCGTCAGGCTCGTCCGGAAGAGCATCACGCTGGAGCCGCCCGACTTCGCCTTTGCGGCGTTGCAGTTCGAGGGGGATGCCTGATGCCGCGCACCCACCGTCAGGGGGTCCAGGCCGACCTGAAGCGCAGCAAGCGGCGGCCGAAGCGGCCGTGTCGTTCGGCACCGGCCGCGCCGACGAACGTCACTCTCACCTTCGGCAAGCGCGAGGTCCACCACCGCGAGGTCTGGCGAGCGCGCGCGAAGTGGGATCCCGTCACGACCGATGTCGCCGGCCGAAACATCACCGTCGAGCTCTACCAGGTGCAGTTCCGCGCTACGGACGCCTCCGGCGTCCCCGTCGAGCTTGATTCCGGCGACGCGGCGATCTGGCGCGTGGGGGTCGAGGCCGATGCCTCCCCGCTCGCGGCCGTCCACGCGCCGCTCGCACGACCGCGCACCTGGTACTACCAAGTCCGAGTCCGGGCCGGGAACCGCATCGCCGGCGGCAAGACGTGCTGGTCCGCCTGGTCCGCCTGGACCACGCCCGTCCAGCCCACTACTGGCGCGCTCCCCGGTCCTCCCGCTCCGACCGGCCTCTCACTCTCCTTCACCCGCGACGAGAGTCGGCGTGGGAATCCCTGGATCGCCAAGGCGCAGTGGAACGAGGTCCCCACCTGGACGCCGACCGACGGCGACCCCGTCGACGGTGCGCACCGGTACGACCTCAAGCTCGAGGTCCGTCCGGCCGGGGGGACGAACGCGACGAACGTCCGCCGCGTCTCGGTGCTCGCGCGCGATCAGGATAACGACACCACCGCCTTCTACGTCTGGCACAACATCACGCGGAAGCGCGAGTACCGTGTGGCCGTCCGCGCGGTGGACATCTACGGCCGCAAGGGAGCGTGGTCGGCGTTCACCGGATGGTCGCGGCCGCCCTCCATCACCGCCCCTGTGACGAACCTCTCCTGGACGCACCCCCGGCCCCGGCTCTACGTGGCGCGCTGGGATCCCCCTGCTGGCGACGATGCCGATGGCGTGGTCGGCTACCGCGTCCGGGTCTACCGCGACGGCTCTCCCTCGACCGGCACGTTGGTCGAGACGGCCGACGTGGGACTGGCGCAGCGCTACCGCTACACCGTCCCGGCCGCAGACAGGGGCAAGGTGCACTCCGTCCGCGTCAGGGCGCTCTACGAGGGGTCCCTGGAGGAGGGCAGCTCCGCCGACTCCGGCACCCTGACCGAGGGCGTCACTTGGGCACGGGACGATGTCGGTCTGTACCAGCTGACGGACACGGAGATCGCCTGGGCCGGAGTGTCCTCGCTGGTCCTCCTGGCCGAGGGGTGCTCCGTCACCTCGAGCAACGACCAGAACATCCCCGATGCCACCGACACGGTGGTCGGGTTCAACAGCGTCGAATACAGCACTCCGAACTTCTCGCCGAACCTCTCGTCCGACACGGTGCGGATCGACGCCAGGGACCCGTCGAACTCAGGGGTCTACCTCATCGTCGCATCGGTGAGATTCGGATCGAGCAGCGCGGGTCGCAGGGAGGTGCGGGTGGAGGTGAACCACGGCGGCGGGTGGTCGGAGCTCAAGGGGGCGAGGGTCCGCACGCCGCCGGTCAGCGGCGCTCCGACCGACGTGGTGGTGACCTGGGTCGGCCGCATCAACATCGTGCCGAACACCTCCGGGCTCCGGGTCGTCGCGTTCCAGAACTCGGGAGGTGCGCTCACGCTCCTCGCGGCCGGCAAGCGCTTGGCCATCACCTACCTCGGCGCTCCGCAGTTCACCTCGTCGCCGCCGTCGTCGGGCCGCACGCTCGGCCGGAGGCTGTGATGGTCTCCCGCTGTGAACGAGGGAGGAGTCATGGACATCGCTGATGAGCTGAACGACGTATCCACCCGCGCGGCCGAGCAGCTGCGCATCCGGGCCGCTGCGATCGAGGAGCTGGCTGCGCAGGTGTCCTCGCTCCAGGCCGAGGTTGAGGGGTTGAGGTCGCAGTCGGCCTCGCTGGAGGCTCAGATCTCCCAGCTGACGGCCAAGCTCCCCAACCAGCCGCTGTGGGGGGTGAACGACGGCGGCCGGGCTGCCTGGGATGGCGCGGGCCTGCCGTATGAGGTCGTTCGGTACTACCGGCGCGATCAGAAGCTGCCGTGGAACGCCGTGAAGACCATCGTCTCGCTCGGCAAGCACCCCGTCGTCTCGATCAAGCCGGGGCCGTGGGCGGATGTGATCGCTGGCCGGCGTGATGCCTACATCGCGTCCGTCGGGGACTTCCTCGCTCAGCTGGGCAAGATGGACCTGTTCGTCTACCCGGAGCCGGAAGACGAAGGCACGGCGGCGGACTTCCGCGCTGCGGCGAGCCGGGTCCTTCGCATCCTCCGCGAGCGCCTGAGCTCCGATGTGCGCATCGGGGTGTGCCTGATGACGTGGACATGGCAGCCTGACTCTGGGCGCAGGGTGCAGGACTGGCTCATCCCCAACATCGACATCGTGGGCGCGGACGGCTACAACTGGAAGCCGGGCGCGAGGTGGCGCTCGCCCGTCGACATCTTCGCTCCCGCCCTTGCGACCGCCCGCGAGCTCGGCCTGCCGCTCATCATCGCCGAGGTCGGCTCCGTCGCCGATCCGGCGGACCCCTCCCGCAGGGGACTGTGGCTCGAGGAGCTTGGCCACTTCGTGCGAGCCAACAAGGAGATCGAGGCCGTGTGCTGGTTCGAGAACGTCGACCAGGACACGGGTGCCGACTGGCGCATCGTCGGTGACGAGCCGGCCAAGCAGGCGTGGCGCAGGCTCACGGCATGATCGTCCGCGTGCTCAGCATCCCCTTCAAGGTGCGCATCGTCCCGCCGGAGAGGCTGGACGGCGCCTACGGCCGCACGTCGGCGAGGGCCCAGCTCATCGAGCTCGCCGCCGACCAGCCGCCGGCCAACATGCGGGACTCGCTGCTCCACGAGGTCCTACACGCCTGCTTCGCCCAGACGTCGCTGGCATCCGACCGCTCCTGGGAGAGGCGAGAGGAGCAGGTGGTGAGGGCGCTCACGCCCGTCCTGCTCCAGGTCCTGCGCAGCAACCCGAAGTTGGTGCGCGCCCTGCTGGAGTGACGGTCCATCCACCCTGCGGATGACGTTCACTCATGTCGTGAATCTCACTCATGTCGTGAATCTCTGCCCTTGACGCGCACCCCATGCTCAGAACATGGAGGCGCACCTCGAGGCTGGTGTCGTCAGGACGCGGCGCGAGCTGCTCGGACTGCTCGTCGCCGCCGGGATGCACCTGCCTGACGCCGACGAGCTCCTCGCGCGCGCCGAGGACCGCCGGATGGTCGAGTGGATCGGCATGTGCGAGGACGGCCCGGTCTACCGCCTGCGCACACCGCTGTACGTCATGACCCCGAGGAGGCACGCCTGATGTTCCCGGTCTACAGCACGTCCGTGAAGACGAAGGCGATCGAGCGCGTCATCCGCGTCCTGATGCGCACGCCCGCCGCAGCCTTCGTCGACCACGCCGGCGTCTACAACTGCCGCCGCATCTCAGGCTCGACCGTCTGGTCGCAGCACGCCTGGGGGAACGCGGTCGACCTGTTCCCCAAGACAGGGACGAGCCGCAAGCGCGGCTACGTCGACGCGGAGGAGGCGCGGCAGATCATCGCGCGGACCATCGTGCGCAACGCGACGCGGCGCACGAAAGCGAACCGCGGCCGCAAGCTCGAGGTGTCGCAGGTCATCGACCACGACGGCCGCCTCATCTGGACCCCCGAGCGCGGCTGGCACCCGTACACCGGGACCACGGGGAACCACGTGCACGTCTCCGGCGCGCCGCTTCGCACCGGCACGCCACCCTGCGCTGGAGGATGAGGTGGGCGTCGCCTGGGAGCAGCTCACGGTCGGGGTCGCGGCCATCGTTGGGCTGGTCCTGGTCGCGCGCACCCTTGTCCGGGTGCAGCGCTACACCCTCGACTTCCTCGGCAACCACCTGAGCGCGCTCACGAAGGTCGTCCACGAGCTCGAGCTCGCATCCGAGCGCCACACCGACGCCGTCGAGCGCCTGACCTCGCTCGTCCGCGAGATGCAGCGCGCACCGAGACCGAGAGGGAAGTCGGCATGACCTGGACGTGGACCGCGTGGTGTCCCCACCACCGTCCACGCACCCTGCGCCTCGAGGACGGCGTCATCGTCGCGCCGGAGCCGTGCTGCCACTCCGAGCCGCCGCGGCCGTCGAGGGTGCGCATCTGGTGGGAAGCCCGCCGCCTGCGCCGCTGGCTGGCGCGGATGAGACCGGAGGAGATGACATGAAGGACCCCCGCGCGGACGTGCTGGCGGCCGAGAGCGAGCGGCGGCTCGCAGAGGCCGAGAAGCTCCGGGCCGAGGCCCGCAGGGCAACCCTCGAGGCCGAAGTCGCAGCGCTACGTCTCGAGGCCGAGCGCCGCAAGCACCTCGAGGAGCTCGCGAAGAACCGCTACCACCGCGTCTACCAGTTCACCCAGCCGGTGAGCGACACCAGCGTCGCTGCGTGCATCGAGCAGCTCACCACCTGGTCCCGTCTGGAGCCAGGATGCGACATGGAGATCGTCTTCGACTCGCCCGGCGGCTCGGTCATCCACGGCCTCGACCTGTTCGACTTCATCCAGGAGCTCCGACGCAAGGGCCATCGCATCACCACGTCGGCGCGAGGGATGGCGGCCAGCATGGCCGGGATCCTGCTTCAGGCCGGCGACCACCGCGTCATGGGTCGCGAATGCTGGGTGCTCATCCACGAAGTCTCCACGCTGGCGATGGGGAAGATCGGCGAGATCGAGGACGAGGTCGCGTTCGTGAAGCGCATCCAGGAGCGGGTGCTCGACATCTTCGCCTCCCGGTGCCGTGAGGCTGCGCAGCGCGGCACGGCGAGCAAGCCGCTCACGAAGGCCATGATCCGCCGCCGGTGGCGCCGCCGGGACTGGTGGCTTTCGTCGGACGAGTGCCTCCGGTTCGGCCTCGTCGACGAGGTGCGCTGATGACGCACGCACTCTGCGTCCTCTTCGAGATGCGCGGGGAGTGGGACCAGGTGTGTGACGACTGCCTCGCGGAGCTCGCCACCGAGGTGGACGAGCTCAGGCGGGACAGGGAGCGTCCCGAGACGAGACGATGAGCATCCGCGAGAAGCCGTCCGCGTGGTCCCGCGCCTGGGTGGCGATGTGGGCCCTAGATGTGGCCGTGCTCATCCCGGCCGCCTTCGTCCTACCGTTCCGTCGTTGGTCAGCGCTCGTCGCCGTGCTTTTCGGGGTGCCTGAAGCCATAGGCCTCCTTCGGCACGGCGACAGGTGGCCCCCGCTCACCTACGTGGTCCGGCGATACGTCCCTCGCTGGCTTTGCTTCACCGCGATCTACGGTCTCTGGGCCGCAGCGGCGGCCTACTGGCTCGGATTCCCCCGCCCCGAGCACCTCGGTGCGCTCTTCGCGCTGCTCGGCTGGCTGACGAGCCACTTCGACCTGGCCTACGGCGAGGCGATGGAGAGATGAGGGAAGGGCGCATGGCCGCTGGCTTCCCGTGTCCGAAGTGCGGCTGCGATCTCGCGCACGTCCTGTGGCTCGACCCACCATCCCTCGTCCTGCGGTGCCAGGCTTGCGAATGCGTGTTCGACGAGGACACGGATGACTGAGTACCGCTGGTGGGGCCGCTTCTACACGTTCCGCGCCTGCGTCTTGCCGAACGGGGATAACGACGACCACCACCACGATGATCCCGGCGAGGACCACGGCCACCTCTGGGAGCTCTGCAGCCGCTCGCGCATCCTCATCCGCGTCATCCGCCGCCGCCTCTACCTCCGGATCATGACTCAGCCGCGCGCGCGGGGACGCTTCGTCACGCTGCTCCGCATCGGGCGGCTCAGCGAGTTCGAGCGCACGATGCGGGTGCTGAGGAGGATGCGGTGACGTGCTCGCGAGCGCGGTGCAAGCGTCGCGCGAGCGTGCACCTCGCTGACTCAGCGCTCTGCCGCACCCACGCCGTGGCGCTCGCCGACAAGCTCGTCGCAGATGCCGTCAAGTCCCGGGACCGCCGCTGCCTCTCGTGCGGCGCCACCGAGCGTCTGCAATGGGCGCACATCATCTCCCGCCAGGCCACCTACATCCGCTGGGATCCCGAGAACTCCATCGCGCTGTGCGCGCGCTGCCACCACCGGTTCACCCTGCGCCCAGGGGAGTGGGCCGCGTGGGTGGAGTCCCGCTGGCCGGGACGCCTCTCCGAGCTCGCCCGCAGGCAGGCCGAGGGCGAGGCTCGGGGAGGTCACGTCGACATCGCGGAGGTTATCCGCGCCTACCGGGGGAGGTCTGATGCCGGGGAAGCAGACCCGTAAGGTCGAGCTCTATCCTGAGGTCGACCTCGAGGAGTTCGTCCGTCGCCAGCCGTGGAAGGGGGGCGCGGGGACAGCCTGGTGCTGCACGCAGATCCCCGTGGCCCTGATGGACCAGGTGGAGGCCTACGTGCGGCGTTGCCGCGAGCAGGGCATCCCGCCGCGATGGAAGGCCATCGTCGCCTGGCTCACCGAGCAAGGCCTCGAGGGCGCGACGGTGGCGCGGCTCCAGTACCACTTCGACAGCCCGAACCACCCGAGGAGCCTCGGATGAGCGGCCTCGAGGAGTTCGTCTCCGAGCACGCCGCGGCTGAGCTCCGCCGCCAGCTCGCCCAGGAACGCCGGCGGACGAAGCAGCTCGAGGAGGACATCGCTCGCCTCAGGCGGCACCTCGGCATCCTCGAACGGGTCGCGGCTGCCTCGCCGAGACCACCGAGGTGGCTAGCGCGCCGCTCATCAGGCGGTAACCACGCCACACCTTGCCTGCTCGTGACCGATACGCACTTCGATGAGGTGGTGCGTGCGGATGAGGTGGGCGGCGTGAACGCTTACGACCGCCGCATCGCCGAACTGCGTCTCGAGAGTGCCTTCGCTGGTGCGGTGCGTGTCGCCAAGGACTACATCGGGGGATTCACCTGGGACGGTGCCGTCGTGCTCCTCGGTGGCGACCTGATCTCGGGAGACATCCATGAGGAGCTCGTCGCGACCAACGAGGGGACCGTCGTCGAGACGGTGCTCTACTGGACCGAGCCGCTCGCCGCCGGCATCCGCCTGCTCGCCGAGGAGTTCGGCCGAGTGCACGTGGTGAGCGTGCCGGGGAACCACGGCCGGAGATCGCGGCGGCCTCGGTACAAGCGTCGAGCGCAGGACAACTTCGACTGGCTGCTCTCCTGGTCAGTGCAACGCACGCTCGCGAGCGACGACCGCATCACGTGGCACATCCCGTCCGCCCTGCACGCGGAGGTGCAGGTCTACAGCACACACATCCGGCTCGAGCACGGTGACGAGGCGCGGGGCGGCACGGGCATCTCGGCAGCGCTGGCACCCCTCGCGCTGCTCCAGCACCGCCGTCTGAAGCAGGCCCAGGCGATGTCCCGCCCGCTCGACCTCCTGGTGCTCGGCCATTGGCATCGGCGGCACGTGTTGCCCGGGCTGATCCTCGGCGGCACGTTGAAGGGGCCCGACGAATACACGCTCGGCCGGGGGTACGACGCCGAGCCCGCGTCCCAGGAGCTGTTCGTCGTCTCGCCGGAGCACGGAGTCGTCATCAATGCGCCCGTGTTCGTCGCGGACCGGAAGCGGGAGGGTTGGTGACCGGATGAGGGCTCGCGTCTACGTGTCCGGTCCTTTGTCGACCGGAGACCGTGAGGCGAACGTCCGCCGCGCGATCGAGGCCACCCGTGAGCTCATCCGCCGGGGGTACGCCCCGCTCTGCCCGCACCTCACGCATTACGTGGACCCGACGGACGAGCTCGGCCACGACACCTGGCTCGAGGTCGACCGGCCCTGGGTGCTCGCCGCGGACGCCGTGCTGCGCCTCCCAGGGGTGTCCGCCGGTACACGCATGGAGGTCGCCTGGGCGCATGAGGCCGGGATCCCAGTGGTCTACTCCATCGACGAGCTCGACGAGGTGCTGAACCCGACCGTCCTCGATGAAGCTCGGCGCTGCGTCTACGGCGACCGCGAGCGCGCCTACGGCCACCCCCGCGAGGATTTCGCTCGGACGGCGCAGATGTGGTCGGCGCTGTTCGGTCGCCGGTTCCGTGTGGAGGATGTCCCGCTGGCCATGATCTGCGTCAAGCTGTCTCGCGAGTCTCACCAGCACAAGAGAGACAACCTCGTGGACATCGCTGGTTATGCCGCGGCTTTGGACAGGCTCTACGAGGATGGCGGCAATGCCTAGCGAGCACGAGCGACGCGCGGGCGCGCAAGTGGCCCAGTTGGCTCGGTTTCGCGACTGCGCGTCGACGGCGGCCGAATCAGGCGCGTGTGATCCCCGCATCCTGGCCCAGATGCTCTCCCGCGTCGGGGTCGAGCTCCGCTCGGACTGGGTGCCGCGGGTCGTGACGCGGAGCTCGGCCGCGAGGCTGGAGCTCGGGGAGAGGGTCGCGGCCGCACGGGACACTCGTGATGAAATCATCGAGCGCGCGCTGGGACCCCTGCCGACGCTGGATCGCATCCTCGTGCAGCTCCCCGAGGGCCACCGCCTTCGGCGGGAGTACGGGCGCTAGAGCTCGTGGATCGTCACGCCGGGGTAGCGGGACGGGTCCACGCTACCCGGCGGTGCCCACAGCTCGAGGATCCTGGCGCGCTCTGCCCGCCAGCCACCCGCGTGGGGGATGACGCGGCCGTAGAGCGCTACCACGCCAGCCACCCAGTAATCGTCCACGGCAGGCACGGCCTGCGGGCTGTCCGGCCGGGCGGCGTAGATGCCGCATGCGCAGTCCGGGTGTGGGGCTCGGTGCATGAAGTTCCCGACGCAGACCGCCGTTGCCGTCGGTGCGGACCAAGAGTCGCCAGATATACCCGCTCCGATATAGACAGAGAGCAGTCGTCCATACCTGTGCGTCCATATCCGCACGCCGACGCACCCGCCGCTCTCCATCGACCAGCGCAGCGCGGCCCTCGCTGCCGCCGCGACGCGCAGGCTCGCTAGGGTAGAGGCCTCCGGCAGCCTGGCCGTGAACTCGCAGAAGCCTTCGCGGGGCCGCCGACCACGCGCGACCGCCTCAGGCTCCACCGCGAGGCCCGCTCCGCCGCTGACGGCCAGGCGCAGCTCTAGGCCGAGCTCGCTGGCCCATTGAAAGCCCCGAGTCCCGACGTAGCCGTTGGGTCCAACCCGGAGCACTGCCAACATCGGCTCCCTCACGCCGGCACCTCCACCGGCTCGGTCTCCCACTCCTCCGGCACGTAGACCGGCTCCTCGAACGGGTCGGGGATCTCCATCGGCTCCCCGGTCTGCTTCCCGATGTTCACGTCGACCTCCCTTCAGCGGTAGAGCTCTGGATATACCAGCGCCAGGTGCGACCCGAGCACCAGGCACCACTGGTCCGCGTCCATGACCGTCGTACGCTGCACCTGGCCGGTGCGCCACCGGTAGATGCGGCGTGCGTGGAACTGCCAGTCCCCGCCCCAGCGCGCGGCGTAGCGCCTCGCGGCCAGCCTCACGGTGTGGGGACACCGGCCCACGGCACCGATGCCGCACGCGGGACAACCCGCGACCGCCAGGCGCTCGATGAGCCGCAGGATCGGCTCCACCGGGACGTAGGCAGGCCCCCCCTCACGCCGGCGCTCGCGCGAGCGCCGGCAGGCCTCCCGCTTGCACTCCCGGCAGTAGTGGTAGCGGTCCCGCCCGACCTCCCACGTGTCGTGACCACGGATGCACCAGCGAGACTCAGCTGCCTGCGCCACCGCGGTGCTCCCTCACCCTCTGCGCCCTCCTCCGACGCTCCCGCTCCGACAGCTCGTCCAGCACGGCGCGCAGCGGCCGCGCCTCACCCAGCCACACCCCCCTGCGCTGCGCGATCTCGTCGAGGTGGCGCACCCGCTGCACCCAGCCGTCGTCCTCGTCGTCGAGCAGATTCACCAGGCACTGCTCGCGGTGACCGAGCAGTGCGTCGGCGAAGTCGAAGTCCTCGCCGAGCCGCCGGCGGAACGCGGCGTAGCGCTCCAGCTCGGCCTCCAGCCAGTCACTCACGGCGCCTCCGCGCTACCGAGCAGCTCGTCCACGCTCGCGTGGCCCGACAGCACGTCCCTCAGCGTCGGCCGCGGCCGCTCGACCGGCGCGCCGAGGGTCGCCCAGTGCTTGGCCAGCGCCGGCGCCGTGAGGTCCCAGCGCGGATGCCGGCGCCGGTAGGCCGCGGCGCGGGCCCGGATCTCGTCGGGGGTGACGTCCGGCGAGACCTCGCGGATGGCGGCCAAGGCGACGGCGATGGCGCGAGCGTGGGGTCTGGTGAGCTGGCGAGGGTCGGCGCCCTCGACCTCGGCGAGAGCGTCGAAGGCGG